GAGCTGCGCTTTGGGCTTGAAGGATGAACTTCTTACGCTTTTCGCCGATTACGGCGGTCGCCGTGTACGGGCGTAAGTAATAGTTCTTTTCGGGTCGGGCTATTCGACGTTGGTTGCTTACTTCCACGTCGGCAATGTCGCCGCATTGAATGTGGAAGCAAATACTTTGGGCCAGACTTTCGTCTATGTATTTGCCGCCCTCAAAAAGAATGGTTGTGCGCTCAACGCTTATTACTTCGCCTGTTTCTTGGTCGGCGAAATCCTCAACCCACTTTTTGCAGACTTTTTCGGCTAAGAACTTCCCCACCATCCGGCGTTGGTCGGCGGTGCGGTAGCGTATTTCGTCTTTCCGGGTTTCTATTCGTTCCTGTGCTTCCATCTTGGTGTGGGCTTAGAATTTTTCCACCAAAATGGCGGCGTAAAGGTCAGTAAACGTATTTCCGGCGTAGAACGCGGTACGGCGGTCGTGGAAGCAAAGCCGAGAGCCGATGTTCGTATTCGAAGACGAAGCCGCGCCACTCGTATTCGCAGACGAAAGGCCGGCATTCGCGCCGTTAGGGTTGCCGTCCGGGTCTTTGCCCTTGCCCGGCTCAATGTAGAACCAGGGGTAATACTTGTATTCGTCGGTGTTGTTCCAATCCGGCTTCCACCCTTCGTTAAGTGCTGCGGTAATGGTTTCCAATTTGCGCCGGGCTATCTCGTCCGGGCGGAAGCCAGCCGAAAGCATAGCTTTTTCGTCGAGCTGCGGAACGCCTAACACGTCGCAAGCGTCGGCGTATGACTTCACGCGCTCGATGATGTCGGTGTACTCCTGTTCTTCGGTAGTGAAGTCGAATACGGTTACATCGTCTTCGCCGTCTACTATGGAAGCCACGCAGTCGCTTGCTTCTTTCATGGTGTCGAAGCGGTCTACAAATTCGGGGCTTCCGTTTACGTTTCTGAATAATGCTATTTTCTTCATGTCGTTTGTTGGGGTTAAGGGGTTAGAATATTTCGGGTTTGTTGTCGCCGGGCTTGTGTGCGTCGCCATAAAGGATCCGACGCTGACGGGCTATGGCTAAACGGACTTGTTTTATAGCGTCCTCACGTCCTATAAGGCTTTCTTCGTAGTCCAAAAGCTCGGCTTCGGAAGTGGCTAAGAAGTACCCGGCGGACGTGGCTATAAGTCCGGGGAGAAGGTCGGCCGTGCGTATATGGTTTATAATTTTCCTTATCCGTGGGCCGTCGGTCTTATATCCGGCTATGTTAAGCCGCATTACAATGGTGCGGTTAGTAACGGCGTTGTCGCGTCCTAACTTGGTCTTCAGGCTCTCCAAAATGAGCGGTAGCAAAGTCTTTTCTTCGTACTCGTTCAAGGGCTGCGTTTCGTTGTCAAAGCCTTTTATAGACATAATCAGAAGGGCGTTTTATTGAAGTTTATATTAAGTCCGGGCTTGGCTATGTGTACGCGCTTTCCTGTGGCTTTATATACCCGGTCGCGGAACGCCACGGGGTCGCCGTTGCCGTCGGAAAGGTGTATCAGCACAATGTTGTTTACCGCCTTCAAATTGTTGGCTTTTAACGCTCCTATACAAGTGTCTATACTGAGGTGGCTCGCTCTTACTCGCTCCCTTAATGCCGGGGGAACTGAGCCGTTCTCTACGTTTCGGTCTAATATGTACGGGTCGTAGTTGCACTCGATAAGGATGTTGTTTAGCCCTTTGAAAGTGTTGGGAAGGTAGTAGGTATCGGTAGCGAATAAAATGCCGCCTGTTTCCGGGTGCCAGATGTAGAACCCTGTCGGCTCTGCGCTGTCGTGCTTGGTGGCGAAGGGTATCACTTTGAAGCTGCCTATCTTGATTTGCTTGTAGCCGTTCCCGGCGCGTTCCAATACGCGAGCCGGCCACTCGCTTGTTATCTTGGCGTTCTCAATCGTACCCTTTGAAGCGTAGACGGGAATAACGGCGTTCAATACCTCGTTAATGCGTCCGGCGTGGTCGCCGTGTTCGTGGGAAATAAGACAGCCTACCACTTTGGAAATATCGCCGTTCAATTCGCCTACAATTTTCTTGAATGGTATTCCGGCTTCAATTAGCAGGGCTTCGCCCACATTTTGAATAATGTAGGCGTTGCCGCTGCTGCTTGAACCTAAAACACTAAGTACCATTAGAAATTGGGCTTTCTTGGTGCGTTATTCGCCGGGGTCGGTTGTGTGGCGGCCTGGGGCTGTTCCTGTATCGCTTGGGGTGCGGTCTGCGGTTGGGCTGATTCCGAGGTGGCGGTCGCCGCTTCCGTGTAACTCGCTTCTTCCGGCTCTATGCCAATTGCGCCCCCAGCGTTTGCGTGTTCGCTTATCTCGACGGCTACGGCATCAATTACCGCGTTGGGGCGGCTGCTCGTTTCATCAGCGTCGCCGTAATCCGTTCCTGTAAGGTATTCATACAGGGCTTTCTTTGCGCGTCGCTCTGCTTTTCCGCGTAGTTGGTCGTTGCTGCTGTATTGGTCGCGGCGGACGGTAGCCACTACGGTAAGGCTGTTTTTCTCGCCGTTGAAAGCGTATGTTATCTTACAGGGGAACTCGGCAAAAGCCGGGTTTTGGCTGCGGTCTTGCTGAACGTCTATTATATACTTCGCGCCTATTTTTTTAAGAAGCACGGTATAGCCTTCCTTTGTGGGGTACATCGTACCGCTTATGATGTTGAACTGATTCCCGGTGGGAAGAAGCCCTATTATCGCCGCGTCTATAATCGCGTCGCGGACGGTGGGAATGTCGTAGAGGGGCTTGGGTCGTCCGTTTTTATCGGGTTTGCCGTCGCGGTCGGTACGGAAGCCTACTTTTGTGTTCATCAGCGGCATAAATACCGCGTTCATTACTTCGTCGGTCAATGCTTCGCGAAGAAGCCCGATTACTTGTGCGGCGTTGAAAGCCGCGCCGAAGTTGTTTACTATGTCAATCGCCGAAGCGTTGCGCATAGCCAACTCGAATTTTTCTTGTGCTTCGACTATGGTAGCCGGAACTTGTGGGGTGCTGCACATATCGGGGTGGGTGTTAGTTGGGTGTTACGTTGAAGTCGCCGTTAGTTACGACGAGTTTTATTAGTTGTCCGGCGGTAGGTATGAAGTCGTTTACACTCTCGGCGTTATCGACGAATATAGGGGCGGTTACGCCGTGGTATGCACAAAGGGTGTTAATCACGTCGAGGCCGGCGTTTATCTGCCCGGCGTGGTTTTTGTCTTGGTACCGGGTACCATCGACGAAGGCCACGCAGTCCGGCTCTTCCTCGCCGTTTACAAGCGGCTTATACATCTTGAACCTTACCCGGCTGAAAAGCCCGTTTACGCGGCGTTCTACCTCGGTCATACGGTCTTTTACAAAATCGTCTATAAGGTCTTCTTCTATTTGAAGCGACGCTTTTTCCTGTGCCAGCGTAGCGGCTTCTTTGTCAAGTTCCGCTATACGAGCCGCGCTCGCTTCTATTATGGCGCGTAGCCCTAACTTCTGCTTTATGTCGTCGAGCCGGGATGTAAGCTCCGCCTTCTTTTGGCGAAGTGCGGCGGTGTCGGTCTGCGTCGCTGCCTGTGGGAGCTGCGCGGTAAGTTGGTCTATCTCGGTTTGAAGTGTTACCCATGTCGGAAGGTCTTCGCCCTTTATTACGGGGTTGGTGCTGATTCGTGGGTGGGCAGCTATGGTGTCGGCGTACTGCTTTTTCTTTGCGACATATTCGGCAGCCTTATCCGTATGGGCTTTTTCAAGGTCGGCGGCTTCCTTTTGCAGCCGGGCTATCTCGGTGTCCTGCGCCGCAATAAGGCGGTTTAGCTCCTGCCCTTCCGCATCCATGCTGTCGAGCTGCTTGGTCTGCTCGGCGTAGAAGGCTTCGCGCTCCTTATCTTGGTTTGCCCGGAACTGCTCGGCGGCTGTTGCCGCGTCGCACTTGTGGCGGTTGGTCGCGTCGGGGTCGGCGCAAAGATGCCCGAATATGGGGCAAAGGAGCGGCCCGGCGGTCGTATATTCCTTTTCTTGGTACTCGGCTTCGTTTACCGCGTTCCACCGGGCTATAAGGTCGGCTTTTTGTGCTTCATAGCCTTTCTTGTGCTGCTCGGCGCGGCTGATGTTGTCGGCTATGCGCTGACGCTCCCGGCTGTAAAATGCCGCTTCCGAGCGTTCATCGCTCTCGACTTGGC